TGAAGATTACAACGATGATTACGAACCCTTAGACATTATATCAGGATATTAAACATGGCTGAACAATACAACAAGAACGAATTACAATCAGTAGAAGAGTATGAAGTCACTGAGAGTGATAAAGAGTTAGTATCATTCGTAGTTGAACACTGTGACAGGTGGAGAGACTGGAGAGACACTAATTATGAACAGAAATGGGATGAATATGAAAGGATATATTATGGTATCTGGGCTTCTGAAGATCGCACAAGGGATAGTGAACGCAGTAAAATCGTTAGTCCTGCTACTCGTCAAGCTGTTGACAACCGTGTGGCAGAAACTATGGAAGGGTTTGCAGGATCTGGTAAACTTTTTGAAGTCGTAGACGATTTACAAGACGGAGATAGAACTGATGTTGAGTTGATGCAAACACTTCTATTAGAAGATACGCATAACAACGCATACTTAAACAATGTTAGTTCTATTGTTAAACTAGCTGAGATCTATGGTACGGGTGTAGGTGAGATTGTTGTTAAAACAGAGATTGAAAAGATCCCTACAACACAACCTTTACCGGGACAACAAGGGATGGCTGCTGTTGGTGTTACTGAACAAGAACGAGTAGCAGTTAAAGTAAAACCTGTACATCCCAGAAACATCTTGATAGATCCCAATGCAGATGCTATTGATGATTCTTTGGGTGTAGCTGTTGAAGAGTATGTAAGCCTGTTCCAGATAGTAAAAGGTATTGAATCAGGTATATATCGTAAAGTAGATATTGAACCACATTACGATAGTGATGACCTAGAACCAAGTAAAGTAGAGTCAACCAGTTATCAAGACGATAAGGTTAAGATTCTACGCTACTATGGTTTAGTTCCTAGAGAATACTTGGAGCAGATGGAAAATGAAGGTGAAGAGGTTGTAGACTTGTTCCCTGAAGATTCTGCTGCTGACAAAGTATCAGACTTGGTAGAAGCTATTATTGTTATTGCTAACGATATGCACCTACTCAAGGCTGAAGCATCTCCATACATGATGCAGGATAGACCTATTATTGCTTATCGACCAGAAGTACGTCCGGGTAGATTCTATGGCGTAGGTACGGTTGAGAAGGCTTATAATATGCAGAAGGCTATTGACGCTCAGTTAAGAAGCCACATGGATTCTCTGGCGTTGACCACTGCACCTATGATGGGTATAGATGCTACTCGCTTACCACGAGGTATGAAGTTTGAAGTTAGACCGGGTAAGAACATTCTAACCAATGGTAATCCTGCTGAGATCCTACAGCCGTTTAAGTTTGGATCTACAGATGCTTCTAACTATGAAACAGCTAAAGGGTTTGAAGCAATGCTGCTACAAGCTACAGGCACACTAGACTCGTCAGAGTTGGTCAAGAGCGCAGCATCTACAGCAGGGCAGAATAATGGAATGGGTATGTCTCTGGCTATGTCAGCGATTGTCAAGAAAAATAAATTGTCAATGGCTTCATTCCAAGATGATTTCATTATTCCAATGGTTCAGAAAGTCGCATACAGGTATATGCAGTTTGATCCAGACCGTTACCCAATGAGAGACTTTAAGTTTACTACCATGTCTTCTATTGGTGCTATAGCTAGAGAATACGAACAACAACAGCTAATAGGCTTGATGCAAACGCTCGGTCCTAACTCCCCTATTGTTCCTATCCTATTAAGAAGCATTATTGGTACATCAGGATTGATGAATAAAGAGCAGTTAATGGCACAACTAGATCAAATGTCACAGCCTAATCCTGAAGCACAACAGATGGAACAACAACATCATCAGCTACAGATGGGGTTACTTGAGGCTCAAATCAACGAACTCAATGGCAGGGCTGCTGAGTCTGGAGCTGACGCTCAAGAGGCACAGGCTAGAGCGCAAAAGCTCATGGTTGAAGCATCTTTGATGGATGAAAAAGTTAAGTCAGATATCATTAGAAACCTGTCTGCTAATATCTCAGCTAAAGACTCTAATGAGTTCCAAAAAAGAGCTAAAGTAGCTGAATTATTGCTAAAAGAAAAAGATATTGACTCAAAAGAGAGGATAGTAGATAAGCAAATGATGGAAAAGCGATTAAGTCAATAAAATACTTGACTTTTAGCTAAATTTGTGGTATAATAATGGTACATTATAGTAACTTGATAGAGGACTCCATTTTGGACAAAGAACTCCAAGAGTATTACGAAGCAAGGTTTGACATGATGGCAACAAAAGGCTGGATAGATCTTCTAGCTGATGTTGACAAAATGATAGAAGAAAGAAACAATTTAATGGCTACTAAGAGTTTAGAAGAACTAAACCTTAGGAAAGGTCAACTAGATGTTCTTTATTGGATCAAAACACTCAAGCAACTATCCGAAGAATCATGGGAGCAACTCAATGAAAAGGATGTTTGAGTTTAGATGTGGTGAAGGTCATCTAACAGAACAATACATTGATGAAGAAGTAAAACATATTGACTGTCCTTCTTGTGAATGTATCTCTCTCCGAATTATCTCTAGTCCACGCATTTCGCTGGAAGGTGTCACAGGTGACTTTCCTACAGCAGCAGATGCTTGGGCAAGAAAGCATGAGGAGGCTACAAGAGTTGCCTATAAGCGCAGCGAGGGTTAGCGTCAGGTAACATTTTTTAATTCCTAAAATCACAAGCGTGACAGGAGAATATATGGCTAAATTTGAAGATCCGTTACAGGAGGAAATTGAGTTTGATGAAGTGGTAGAAGAGGAAGAAGAGCAACAAATTGAAGAAGTAGTTGCTGAACAACCTCCTGAACCAAAACTACCAGAAAAGTATCAAAATAAATCAGTTGATGACATTATTAAGATGCACCAAGAAGCTGAAAAGCTAATTGGTAAACAAGCTCAAGAAGTTGGTGAAGTTAGAAGACTAGCTGACGAACTCTTAAAACGACAATTCGAGCAAACTAAAGCTGTTGAAAACCCTAAAGAAGAAATAGATTTTGCTCAACGATTGTATGAAGATCCTGAAAAAGCAATCAGTGACGCAGTATCAAAACATCCTGCTGTAACACAAGCACAACAACAAGCTGTAGCTTTTAAACAGCAGCAAGTAGCACAAAAACTAAGATCTGAGTATTCTAATTTTGATGAAATTATACAAGATCCCAGTTTCTTTGAGTGGATAAAAGCATCACCAGTTAGAACAAGACTGTATGCTGAAGCTGATGGGAATTATGATTATAATTCTGCATCAGAACTTTTATCTACTTGGAATTTGATAAAAGGCACTAAATATCAAAAAACTGAAGATCCTGCTGTAACAGAAGCAAAAAAAGAAACTGCTAAAAATCTTAGAACTGTTGCTGTAGATACTGGTTCACCTGCTCCAAGTTCTAAAAAGACATATCGTAGATCTGATCTAATTAACTTACGTTTACGTGATCCAGATCGCTACTATGCAATGCAAGACGAGATAATGTCTGCATACGCAGAAGGGCGTGTCAAATAGAAAGGAAATAAAAAATGGCACTTGGTACTAATCACGTTACCCTTACTACTGCGGATAAATTTATCCCAGAGATTTGGAGTGACGAAATCATTGCAGCTTACAAGCAGAATCTTGTTGCTGCTAATTTGTTCTCTAAAATGTCTTTCAAAGGTAAGAAAGGCGATACGCTTCACATTCCGAAGCCTACTCGTGGTTCTGCTTCTGCAAAGGCTGCTTCTACTCAGGTAACGCTTATTGCTGCAACTGAGTCAGAAGTTCAAGTTCTTATCAACAAGCACTACGAGTATTCACGTTTGATCGAGGATATCGTAGAGACTCAAGCACTTAGCTCTCTCAGACGATTCTACACAGATGACGCTGGTTACGCTCTTGCTAAACAAGTTGATACAGACCTTATCCAGCTTGGTCGTGGTGTTAATGGTGCTACTGTTGGTACTAATGACTAC